AGGCCAGGTCCCACACATCATGTAAACTTTGTTTACTAATCTCTGTTTTTAAATGCTGCCAAAGTTTTAAAGTTAAACCTGCATCTTGTTCGGCATAAAAGCCAACATAACCTGCAGGTAACTTCCATAAGTCTTGTTTAGGATCAATACCCCATTCTTTCGCTTTTTCATTTAAGAATGTCTCATTCTTTATTTCACCCAACCAATCTTTACTACAAGCATTTAAACTAAAACTAAATCTATTTTCATCTACAACAGCTGCTGCAATCATCGTATCTATTATCTTACCTCTAATCTCAAAACCATTCATAAGTAACCAACCAACATCGTATGAAGCATTGTGAAATATTTTATCTGCTGGTGTTTTTAAAACATTCTGCATCCAAGCTGTGGTTATACCAAGATCCATATTACCACCTGCATCGTGTTGAATTGGAAAATACCATTGTTGACCTAATGCTGCTACTGCAAAACCCACAATCGCACCATCAAACGTGGCCCAACCAGATCCTTTTGTTTTAAGATTAGGGTCTTTTGTTTCTAAGTCTATTGCTATTTCTTTTGCTTGTGAAAGATCCGGGTATTCTTGTGGGCAAACCCAATCACTATCATTATAAATAAAATTTAATTGGTGCGTCATACTAAATAAAAATTACCTGAAATTGTTATTCTAAATTCATCACTTGTATAAAAAGGATTAACTGAATGTAACTGTGAGGCATCAAAAAAGAATCCCTTACCTTTCCAAGTTTTATCAGCAGGTACAACTATACCTCTTGAATAACGACCGTTAAAATTTAAACAACCGTTATCCTGTGTTTTTGAATCTTTTGTATTTTTAAAGTTTCTTTCATCATTTATATGGTAAGGTATAGACATAAATATAACCATTGAAAATAAACCTCCATGATCGTGTAGTGGATTATATTCATGTTTTTTTTGAAAATTTACCCATAAATCCTTAAGTTCACAATTGATTTGTGGGGCTTCGAGGTAATACCTTTGTATTTTTTTAATTTTTTTCTGATATACCTCAGTAGTGATAAGTTGACCCATAAACCACTCTTTAACATATGGTAAGCAACTTCCTAAACTGAATTCATTTTCTATTGCACCAGCTAAATGATGATTATATTTTTCTTTTGATGATTTGGATTCTTTCATTAAATATTCATGTAACCAAACAGGCAGCTCAAAGCCTTCTGCAATTAGTTCTGAATCCCTTACTATAAATTTATTAGCTTGATTCATTTATTTATCACATAAAATGCTATTAAACATATTAATACAATTACAATAATTTGCATTGATAACATTCCTAATCCGTAAGCAGTATTCATTTTTTTCTAGTGAAGTGTTTTATTATAGTTAATGGATTTATACTTATATCGTCTGACAGAGGTACGCACGATACGGGGAAGAATATTATTATTAAACATATAACACTCAGCACAATAAATTTTTTTATTTTCAATAATAACCCCATTTTTATCACATTCACAACATTTATTTTTTTTCATTTTTAAGAACATTTGTTTTAAAAGCCAAAGTAATTCTAGGTCCTTTTTTAGGAGCGTGTCCTTTATGTAATTTTTTTGAGTCAAAACAAATTAATTTATTATCTTCAAATTCAAAATGTTTTTCATCTTTCAATTCAAAATCACCCTCTCCATATAACATGTACAAACAAGTCATCTCACATTCATCATCAGTATGATACTCACCATCCATTGTTGGATGTTGTATGTTTAAGTAAACTCTTTTAAATTCTAAATTTAAATTTAATGTTTTTGCTAATTTAAAACATAAATAATTAATTATTAAGTTGTCTTTATCAAAAGTGTGACTGTAAAATACTTTAGCTGGATCCATAGAATATTCTCGAAACCAGTGTGGAGTTTCGTGTAAAAATTTAATTCTTAAAAATTTATTCAAATCTGATTCTAACCAATTATTTATTTCCTTATTACGAATCATTTATTTCTTTTTCGAATCCTTTAACTTTAGTATTTCTAACTGACAATAGTGTATGACTTTTTCTAAATCTTGTATTCCATTTTTCTGCTTGTATCTGCACACGTATTTTATAACGTTCCCTTGAAAAAATGTAAGCTCGTTTTTAGATATAAACTCATATGGTTGTATAACCATATTTTTATAATGAGATCCTCCGATTTGTTTACTCTGCGGAAAAACATCTTCAAACAAACTTTTGTTTGTCATCCCTTAAATCTTTCTAACACAGCTATTTTATCCTCTGCCTCAGCTATTTTATTAACTAATTTATCCACTTCTTCTATGTGTTGTGGGTGTTCTCCAATCCCGACTGGTTTAGTCAAGTATATTTCTATTGTAGCCTCACATTCAGATATGATCGCATCATACTTATCTTGCAAAGCTTTTATTATTTTTAATCTAAACATAATTTGCCTCGTATAAGTTAAAATATTTACCTAAAGGAAAATGATATTGGTGATACGTACTTAGTAAATGTAAGGTGCTTTTGGATCTAGTTGCTCCTGTATACCAAACTCTTAACTCTTTTACTTTTTCTTCCAAGTTTTTTCTTTCAAAGTGAGATGGAAAGTTACATTTACTCGCTAATACAACATTATCAGCTTCTCCACCTTTTACTTGATGTATGGTATCTATAATAATTTTAGGTGGTTTATTTAAATCCACACCTTCGCCCATCAATTTATTAAAGTATTTTTTATCTTTATCCTTAAATTTACGTTTAAATACGTCTTGCCATAATCCTTTTTCGTCTCGCATACCACATCTTAAATGTAATTCGTCAAAAGTAAATACTTGATTTGGGTGTGCAAAACTCCATTTTTTGCTATCATGTGACCGGTATCCATGGTCAATATTCAATAAATATTCATACATGGTGCAAGCTTCTTCACGGTTTATGCTGCCACCGTCAACTATTTTTTCCCAGTATTGTATTGCTAAGAATTGATTCGGGTCAAAAGACTTGTTATTTTTAACGTCTTGAAAGTATAATCCTAAACTTTTTGCCTCTTGTTGTAACTCTTTTTTTACATCATTAATCCTGGCCAAAACCATCCAATCACCTTCTATATCCCAAGGAACTTTTTTTAAACCGTTCCATCTATAAACAAAACCCTCTTTTTGATTAGAATAAAACTCTTTCTCTACCCTTTTATCACCCATAGATGATAATAAACATTTAGAAAAAAAATGTATATTTTTATTTAATCTTACAGATTTTTTTAATACTAAAGATTTACCAGGGAAAGTTTGAAAATGTTCTACATCAGCACCATTCCATTCGTATATTGCTTGGTCATCATCTCCTGCGATGTAAACTCTATCTACACCTAAAGCTATCTTTACAACCATATCCCACTGAAGAGGTGTAAGGTCTTGAGCTTCATCAACCATTAAAACTTTAAATGGTATAACCAGACCATCTTTAACAAACTTCTGCACCATATCTGTAAAATCTAACCTGTCCGGTGTCCGGTGTCCGTTTTCTAATTCCATTGTCTTAAACTCTTCGTATCCTGCTATAATTGATTTAAACTGTTGTAATCTAACAGCTTTTCTTGATTGCTGTTTGTACAAAGAAACTGGGTCAACTTTCATATTTCTTGCACGATCATATATTTGTAGAGACCAATTGTTGTAAACTTTTTGATCATCATGACCTTCTTTATAATTTACTTTTACAGTCCCATATTGAGTATGAAACATTAACAAGTCTGCTCTTGGATCTAAAACAGGTATTTCAGCAAACTGTTGCCTGGCCAAAGAATGTAATGTTCTAAAATATTTAAAATCGTCTTCATCATACTCTTTGAATCTTTTTCTTACTCTTGCAATACATTCGTCAACTGCTTTATTAGTAAATGATATGTAACAAATTTCATCTGGTGAATATCCTTGTTTAAGATAACGTTGAACTCTTTTAAGTAAGTTTTCTGTTTTTCCTGTGCCTGGGGGTCCAAATATTTTAATTGTCTTCCCACGCAGCTTTTGTTTTAGTAAATTTGACATTTTTGTTTTTATGCTCTGATTGTTTTGGCAGTGACACCACCCAGTGTCTACTACTTATATTTTGAAACTTCTTTTTAGGCTTTGCACCTCCTTGTTCTAAAAATTTAGTACATTCTTTTTCATTCCAATTGTACCCCATTTTCTTCATAAAAGATCTAAATGTTTCTAATTTAAATCTCATATCTGTATCATCTCTCCAAATATTACCAGAGTCAATCTGATCGAATTCTGTAGTATCTTCAACATCCTCTAAAAATCTAGACATCCTTGAATTAAATACGTCTTGCCCCTCTTCAAAAGAATCAAATCCCTCCATATCTTGTTTGTTTGACATAAGTTCTTCAAGCCAGTCCCTGTATGGATCTGGATCTCTTTTTGTTGGTTTTAATGGTCTCCAAACAATGTCATAATTTAAAAGTTGTTCTCCCAGTAATTGTTGTTGATACAATTGTTTTGTTGAAAGTCTTATTGATTTACCCTGGATAGGCAAAATCCAGTATGGTTCAGGATATGAGTTTACTTTTTGCAGTTTACCTACCTCAGGTAAGGCCTCATTTGCACCTATCCCAAACTTTCTTTTAATACACTCACTAGATACACAGTGCATTCTAGCAATAGAAGTTTTACATTTGTATGCATATTCTTTGTTTTCAACTCCTTTAAAAATATTCTGTAATTCTTTGGGATGTAATTTTTCTGAACAAACTTTAGACATCATCTCTCTTGTCCATTCTTCATACATCACAGGGTCAGGATTAATTTTTTTAGCCAATACTGCAACATTAAACATTGCATCATTTCTACCTTCACCTTTTTGTATTTTGTTTTTCATAAAATTTATTACGCAAGGCGGGTAATCTTTTGTTTCATCATCTTGAAATATTTTAATTTTTTTAAATTCTGTTGGTGTCACCCTGTAAGGCTTTACAAACTCGTACAAATCCTCAATCTTTACTGAATTGCCTTCATTATCCATGGCAACTCTAGTTGTCATGTGTGCTTTTTGATAAGGTAAGTTTACAAAATTACCTTTTCTTTTATCATCCCAATTGTCTGGTGTTAAATCTACTTCGTCTTGTGCAGGAAAAATATCTGTGGTGGTATCATTGATACCTAAATCTGATGCTATCTCTATTAATTTTTTACGCATTGATGATGCTGGAACAACACCATCAACATGTATTATCAAATGCAAGCCATTTGATTTTGATCTATACGGTACTAACGGATATCCTCTTTGTCGTATCGTTTTAATAACTTCCTTATGCTGTATATTATAACGATCAACATCGATGACACCCCAATTGCATGTATTATCATCTCTAATTGGGACACTTCCATAATATGATTCTCCTGTTAAATGTTGTTTCCAATGGTCTAATGTCATTGGTTGAGGTTCTAACCAATGTTTGTATTCTGCCTTACCTTTAGAATTTTTCTTTCCTGTAGGTTTGGAAACACCAAAATATGTGTTGGAGCCCTGGAAGAGTTCTACAAACTCCTCCAGGGTTTTGTCAAGTATTACCATAAATTAAAATGGAGTCTTTGGACTTTGCTCCTCTTTTTGATGGTTTACTCTTACAGCACCTTTTTTACAACTTTCGTAAAATTCGTATGCTGTTTTCATTAGCTCTTCGCTACCAACTGCTCCTTGGTGTTCTATCTCCCAACCATACCAAGATCCTTTATTGTTTTTCTCCAATACAGTTTTCATAGTATAGATTTGAGTAAATGGTGCAGGTCTAAAACTACCTTGACCACTTTTCCTCTTTTGTCTAAGTGACATCATCATAGAATTCCACTTCTTGGATTTCTTCCTTTGGGTAGATTTCATTGTCACTAGTGCTGTTGAGTTTTTATCCTGTTCAACAATAAGGACATAATGAGAAGCTGTCTCCTCAACATAATTACCATTTGGTAATCTATCCTTACCATCATCACCACGAGTTGTTTTACTCATGATATCAGAATCTGCTGGATAAACATTTACGGGTGCTGCTGCACCTTTATCTCTATCCTGCCACTCAATGTACTCTAGTTTATAATAACAAGGAATTACGTTGATACCTTTAGCACCATCAAATAATTCATCTGTTACAGTGTTATAGATCATACCAGGTCTAGCCTCTTGTATGAATAAACTATCTCCCTGAGTTACTTGTGGAGAGAGTTGTCCTAACACTTTCAGGAATGGTAATGCTAAACTTTTTGCGTCAACATTATCAAACCCTGTGTCTGCAAACTTTTCAATATTAAAAGCTGCAACTGCGCCAGTCTTCTTTACTTCTACGTTAGTTCCTGTCGCTTGTTCGTCTTTGAACTTTACGTTGTTCTTTATCGACATTGTTACTCCTTCGTTGTTATTTTCGTTTTGTTAGCGATGTATACTCCAAACAAATCAAAAGGTAGTTTTTTACCACCTTCAACTTGCTCCCTTACAAAAGCTTTTAGTGTCATTGGCTCTACTTTTTGTTTTTGATTATAAGTAAAGTTATACTCCTCACATACTTTTATAAGTTCTGCAACTTGGTTGTCCTGTCCCCTGTTAAAGGAAGCAGTAACGGTATTCTTGATTAAATCTTCATGACCGTTAGATCGCAACCAACCAAATGCTTCTTCAACTCTAGACTCAGGAATCTTAGCAGCGTAAAAAGGTTTTACTTCTACTTGTGAACCATCACTTAATTTAAGTAATGATACACCAGCTTCCTGCATCATTTCAGGAATGATTCGCTCTTCCATATCTCTTACTTTAAATTTGATATGATCTAGTTCTTCATTCTTTTTTTTGAGTTGTTGTTGGAGATCTTTGAGTTGTTGGCATTTTTCAGAAATTGATTTAACATCATGCTGACCAATGCCCATGGATGACATTTTTTCTATATCCATATTTTCCTCCTGCACACCTCTTAAATTAACTCCTTGCATAAATCAATAAAAAAATTTATAAACAAACAGGATGTGGACATACCCGTATAAAACTAAACCATACGAACATCAGAGGAACGCTTTAAAAGATTCAGCAGATAAATCACAATGGGCTTACTTCATGGAGATGGGTACTGGCAAAACTAAAGTAACTATTGATAATTTTGCTTACCTATATTTTAAAAAAAAGATAAATGCAGTTTTAATCATTGCACCTAAATCAGTCTATACGATATGGGAGGATGAAATACAAACACATTTACCTAATGATATAAAATATAGGATATTTAAATGGAATATAGATAAACCTAAACAATATGAAGCTTTAAATAAATGCAAAGAGTTTAGAATGTTTCTAATTAACGTTGAAGCTTTATCAACTAAAAGGGGACTTGATGCTTGTGAAGATTATTTATCTAAAAATATATTAAATTTTGTAGTGCTGGATGAATCCACCACAATAAAAAACCGACAAGCAAAACGAACAAAAAATATTTTAAGACTACGGCCACTATCGCATATAAGGCGCATATTAACAGGATCGCCAATAACAAAATCTCCATTAGATCTATTTACACAATGTGCTTTCTTAAGTCCAGATCTTTTAGGTTTTAGTAGTTATTTAACATTTAGAAATAGATATGCTGAAATGGGTGACATACCAGTCGGATCAGGAAGATTTATTTCAGTACCAAAATATTACAAAAGATTAGATGAACTAGAAGAAAAGTTAAGGTTGTTTTCAACAAGAATTAGAAAAGACCAATGTTTAGATCTTAAACCAAAAATAAGGCAAAGAAGATATGTACAGCTTGAGGGTAAAAATCTTGAATTATATGAAACATTAAAACAAAGGGCACTAGCAATAGTTGAAGATAGTACGATATCTTTTTCTAATAAATTAACAGAAATTATTAAACTTCATCAAGTTTGTAATGGTTTTACCAAAAATGACGATGGTGAAATAGTAGAGTTACACAAACAAAAACTTAATGCTTTAGAAGAAATTATTGAGGAAACAGATGGTAAGGTTATTATTTTTGCAAACTACATTTACAACATCAATGAGATTGTTGCATTTTTGCAACATAAGTATGGCAAAGAAAGCACAGTTTCTATATATGGTGCTGTTCATGTTGAAGATAGAAAAGAAGCAGTACGGAGAATACAAGAGGATAAGGACACAAAATTTATAGTAATTAACCCTACAACTGGTGGTTTTGGACTAACACTAACAGCTTGTAACACTGTAATTTATTACTCAAACAACTATAATTTAGAAGTTAGGATGCAATCTGAGGACAGAGCGCATAGAATGGGTCAGAAAGGTTCAGTAGTTTATTGTGATATAGTCACTAAAAACACCCTTGATGAAGCTATTATGAAGTCTTTGGTCAATAAAGGCAGGATTGCGGCAAAGACTTTAGGTGAAGAGGAGCTTAAATCTTGGTTAATCTAGCTTTTTAAACTTCTCAACCCTCTTTAAAAATTTATCTGCATATTCTTGCAAATCAGCCTCTGAGAGCCTGAACTCTTGATATTGGAGGTCTCGGGTACAAATTGCTATTACCCCCTGCTCTATGGGCCCGTAATTAAGCGTATGGGCCAAATAATAGGCACCTAATTGATGTTTATAGTCATCAACCCACTCCTCTTTTTTAGGCCTATTTGATTGTTTCCAATCCACTATACTAGGCTTTCCATAGGCTATTGCTGTTAAATCGCATGTTCCTGCAAACATATTCTTATATTCTAAGCTTACTTCATTCCCCCATATCTCATCTAATTTAATGTTTTCTAATATAGTTTTAGCCATCATTCTGGGTTTTGTGCCCTCATCCATCATATTAAAATAACCTTGACCATTTAAACTATACTCTAAAACTTTATGCATCTCTGTTCCTACTGTTGATGCTTGATTCATTATTTTATCTGCCTCTGCGTTTCCTACTCTTCTGCGCCAATCATTAAGTTGTGTCATGTCTTTTGTTCTACTAAGTATGGTTGTAACGCTTGGGACCTTAATATTATCAACTAAATACTTTCTGCCTTTTTCATCAGAAAATCTATTATAATGTTTGTAAGGGTATTTTTTGAGAAGTTTCATGTAGTATTGATACTACATATGATTTGAAAGTACAGCTAAAAGAATCGCACCTAATCCACAAATAATGAATTTTTCCATCCTTGCAATTCTAGCTTCCATTCTATCTATTCTTTCGAATGTTTGTTTTTGCATATATCTGCAAATTCTTTCGTGATGTTCAATCTTTTGTAATGCTGATTTTCTAGGCACCTTGTCTCCTTCTTGCAATTTCTATACTTAATGGGTCATTTGGAAACAAACCTGCTACTTGTCCCGCTGTTGCTTGTCCGGTGTTCGGTGGTGTTGGTGCTTGAGGCGCAGCAATTGGACTTTGTAATTGTAAATCACCTAATACTGATTGATACTCTTCTCTATCTCTTTCTTGCTCTTCTTGATCAACAATTACATTATTTCTTATAGATGTATCTATCATAGAAACTAAATTATTATCTTCTTCAGCACTACCTGATGAACCACTAAAATCATTTGCAAACATATTTTCTTCAACCACTTCAGGAATATTTTTTTCGAATAAAGGCTCAGGTATAGACATTGGTAAATCTGACAATCTATCTATAATTTCAGCTTCACTTATAGTTTTTGGATCGACTTTTGGTATGTCTTTGTCTTCTTCACCTAAGTAGTTTATTAATCTTGCTAAAGCATCTCTTTTTCTTGTCATACCTAACTTCATAGCAGACTCAGTAACAGCCTTACCTTTACCTAAAATACCATTTACTTTTAATGCGTCTACAATCGTTTGTATACTTCTACCTGAATAGTAATCTCTTCCAGGTAAAAATGTTGCTTTTGGTGTTCCTGTACCCAGTGTTTCTCCCCTTAATAATTTTAAAGTTTCATCTGGTAATAAAGCATCATTCATAGCTCTTAATGCAACAGGGTCTGTTAGTATTTGTCCAGCTCTTCTAGATAATAAAAGTAAAGCAGCAGCTCCAATTAAAGTTCCTCCTGGACCACCAAATATAAGACCTCCTACTATTCCACCACCTAGTGTTAATCTTCTTGCTAAGAATTGAGAAGGGTCAGATATTTTTGTTTCTCCTATTGCTTTCATGTAAGATGCAAAATTATAAAATTCTTGTGCACCTTTATCACCAAGCATATATTGAATTTTTCTTCGACCACCTTCATCAAAAGAATTTTTTATACCAAAAGATTTCATAAATGCATCTGCACTAAACTCTGCAAAATCATCACCACCAAATTTCAATTCAGTAGTGTTAAATATTCCATTGTTTCTTTGGACTTCTTTAATACTAAAATCTTTTAAATTTCTTTTTTGATCTCTTGTTAAAACTTTTAAGGTATCAGATAAATAAGAGGCACCTGCATTAATAGATGCATCCTCATCTATAAAATTCCATAATGAATTAGCACCTGAATCAGACGGACTACTAAAAGCTCTTAAAAATTTGTTAAAAGCATATTTAGCTTGAACAGCTCTAAATAAATCTTTACCACCTTGTGTTGCTTTTATACCAACTTGTTTCGATGGTTCAGCTCCAATTAATTTTTTAAATTGTACAACTGCATCTACTGAATCATTTTCAAATACTTCTCTACCTATATCTCTAAATAATTGATCTCTGTATTTTGTTCCTGCGCCTTGTATGCCCTCTAAACTTTTTGCGGTGAATGCATTCCTATCAAAAGATCTAAGTGTTTTAACTAAAGGTGATAGTTGGTAAAAACCTTGTACATCAGAAAATATTTTATTAGCTTTTAATAATTGATTCTTTAATAGTTCTGCTGATTTCATACTTGTTTCAATAAATTGATCAGCTAAAGGTTTACCACTTTGTTTAACGATTGTGTCATAGGTAGCTTTTATACCTTCATCTTGTAAATATTTTGCAGGGTTATAAATATCCTCACCAAATTTAGCAAAGTCAGTTTCTAACGCTTCTCTCATAATAAACATATTATTTTTTAAGGTAGCATATCTACTACCTTCTATTGCATTATTTAACATAGTCATCACACCTTTGTATTGTTTTGGTGTAATCATACCATCTCTAATTGCTAACATTGATTTCATAAATAAGTTGATAGGATCACCTTGCATAGTAAGTAGTTTTTGAATATCTTCTTGTTTAAATGGTACACTGCTAAAACCTTCAAGATATTCTCTAAATTCTGGAAATTGTGCTTGGTTCTCCTCTAGAAATTCTCTGGCAGCTTTTTGTGTTTTTTCTAATTTAATTATTCTTGGGTTACCAGAGGTTTTAACTAAATTATCAAATGTTTTATATGCACTATTATAAAGATCTACGTTTTCTACAAACACTTTTTCTGCTTGTTTTCTGATTGATGTATTTATAGCACTAACTTTTAATAAAGGTGAGTAAGCTTGTAGATCTTCTAAATATCTTTTACCACCAGCAATCTCTGCTTCTGATTTAGCAACTTTACCTATTGGTGATACTAATGGGAATACCCCCATAAATCTAAAATAGTTTCTTCCTAATCCTGCCAAAGGCCCTTGACCCTCTTTTAAAGCAGACAATAAAGGTAATGGTAAACCTTTATCTCTTGCAAATTGTGCAAGTTCTTTCTGTTTTGGTCCTACTGTACCAAAAGCTTTTTTAATCATCCTACCCATAGGTCCAAATATAAATGGTGATAACAAAGATGCTCCTGTGTTCCACATCATTGCATTTTTCATTGCAACACCCGCATTTACTAATTGATCTCTTTCAACTTCACCCTCAGGTATTTCTGATAAATCATCGGCTAATGCAGAGGCTACATCAATCCCAACTTGTTCATTTAAAGTGTCATATGTTAAAGATCCAACTCCTGCACCAATTGTGCCACCAAGGACTGATTGCACTTCTGTTTTAAGTAAAGGACCTCTATAGGCTTTTGCCAATGGATCAAACAATTTTCCAACACCTCTTATTGCAGC